GACCCCACCCACCAAGCCGCCGACGAGGGAGGAGGTGTCCCAGAAGCTACTCGACACAGGAGCAAGATTCAGCGCCCGAATGTGGTTCCGGCGTTACGCCGACGACCTCGAAGCCCAGCTAGCAACCGCACGGGCCGAGGGGCTGCGGTGGGAGCATGACTTACTGGCCGAGCGCGTGTCGCGCTGCTGCCTGGGCTTTCCGCGCTGCCCACAGTGCAACAAGGACCGCGCCCGCATCGCCGAGATCGACGCGCAGTTAACGACTTCCGATACCCTTAAACTAGACTTAAACTAATGCCTGAGCCACCAACACCCGCCGAGCAGTCCATCATCGACCTGAACGCTGCTACCCTAGCGAGCGTCGAGGCCCAGACCAGGGCCTTCCAGACCATTGCCGCAGCCCTGACCTATTTCGTGGATCGGGACAACGCGCGCAGGTCAGAAGCCAAGTACGGGGCGACGAGCAAGGGCGATCACTACAACGTGTTCAAGAGTGATGGCTGAATATCTAAAATACAAGCTCACGACCCGTAATGAGCTAGAGATGTATAGTCCCCCCGTCCCCTCCTGGATAAGGGTTGTGGTACAGGACCTCGACTTACACGATAAAGTTCTTCTAACCATCAAAGTGGCTGACTACAGCGACTACATCATCAAAGCCGAGCCTGCTTACCCTTACGATGGTTAGGAACTACACACCAACCACAGACCGGGGGCCCTACGTACAGAAGCATGAGCCCACCCGAATGCAGGTGCGCAACTTCCTACGCCGGGCCGCCGGGACGCGGAAGGGGCAGAGGCAAGAGGCCTACCTCGGCCGCGAGCGGCACACCTGGACCAGGGCCGTGGAACTGGCGCAGCCGGGCGATGTCGTGATCATTAACGGAATGCACATTAGCGTTCCAGAAACGCGCGAACTAATCCTGGACGCGATGCGGCACAGGGATATGATGGGCCAGTACATTAACTAGAGTAATGACCAAAGAAAAACCACACCCCGAACTAGGTATCCGTACACATACTACCGACCAGTGCGGCGGTCCCGCTTGCCCTATCCACGCCCCCTCAGACCACAAGATGAAGGACTGGGAGATGCGCCTGAGATTTGACCGGGGCTGCCTGATCGAGCGGCTGTGCCCAGAGCATGGCGTAGGTCATCCCGACCCCGACTCGGCTGCGTACCTGAAGTCGGTAGACCCACGGGGTAACTACACTATTCACGGCTGCTGCGGCTGCTGCATGGAGGAACTGAAATGAGAAGCAAACACACAACAATGACCATCCAGGACCTGTGCGATGCGGGCCTGGGGAGCGAGGAGCTAGAGCTGCTGGTGGACGTAGTAGCCCACCGAGTCACGAACCCGAGCCTGTACTTCACGAGGCCCACTACCGCACACAAGGTCAGGGACTTGTTCTGGGTGCGGTCGGTCCTCGAACCTGAGCAGGTGGTAGACGAACGGTTGTCAAAGACAAGAGCTGGGGTTGACAATGTAGCGCTGGAGCCGGAGCGTGTTGTGGATGCGCGGGTGCAGGAGTCCGGTTATGGGAGCTAAGACGCACTTGGAACACGAACCTGGACCCTTCTCCAGGTATACGGAGTGTGGTCTGGAGTTGAGGCGTGTCGGGGGGTTCCGCCATATCCACCTAACTACCTGTAAAACTTGTCTTAAAACCCGCCTAGCCCAGAACAAGAAGGAGTACAAGACACTGAACACACGACTGAGGGACCTCCGATGACCCGGACCAAAACCGGCACCGACCTCCGCGTGGCCCGATCCCTCAAGGAGATGACCCAGGGCCAGCTCGCAACCTTCACCAAGATCCCCTCGCGCACGATCCAGTGCTGGGAGGCCAAGGACAACGACCTGCCCGAGTGGGCCGTCGATAGAATAAGCAACGTCCTAGAATGGCCTACACCTGGGCAGATTGCGCACGAGCTTGGGCAGGTGTACCTCATCCAAGTGTCGGGCATGACCGACCTACAGTTCCGGACCAAGCTCAAGGGGCTCGGGCGCTACGTCGAGTCGGCTGTACGAGTAGACCAGGAATGGTAACCGCCGCCGAACGCACCACCTCCTGCCCGACATGCGGCCGATCCCGCTACGTCGAGGTCACGGGCAAGGGCAACAAGACCAAGGGCAAGATGTACCGGCCGCACTGCACTGAGGCCTGCGTGACGTAGTGGTAGTCTACGACAACCTCACGACCTACTCCGGCGCCGCAGGTGTAGGTAAGACGAACCGGGTCCTGGCCTGGAGCCCTGACGTGATCGTGACCTATACACGCTCTGCTGCGGCGGAAGCACGTTCGAGGTTAGGCACCGCTACGCGCCCAGAGCAGGCCGTAGGCACCATCTATTCGCTGGCCTGGCCGCACCAGAAAATCACGCGGGCCAAGCGCAAGGGCACCATCGGTCCGCCCCTGGCCTACAACCAGCGCCGGATTCGCAATGCCTCAGACCCGGCTCTGGACCTATACTCGACCAAGGCCCCCAGCAAACAACCCCGCACCGAAAACGACAGGCTCGCTCGCCTGCTCCATGCCTGGGACGGCACGGGCGATCCCCCCATAGACCTGGGCGACGCGAAGCCGGTGGGTGCAATGACGTACGTGTTGCCCCTAGCCCAGTGGATCGCGCGTGGCTGCCCCCTAGACGAGGCGCTGCGGGTGCCCCTGACACTGGCAATCGACGAGGCCCAGGACGTGAGCGCCCTAGAGCTTGCCGCGTGCATTGGCCTGTGTCCTGGTGCCGAGGTTCGGGCGTATGGCGACCCGGGCCAGTCGCTCTATGCCGAGGCTAAGGGCCTGACAGGCTCGATGCTGCCTGCTGCATGGACCTCGGCGGCACAAGTCCTGGAGCTTGTAGGCGGATGGCGTGTCGGGAACCCGGTAGCGCAGAAGGCCGCCCGTGTCCTGAAGCCGTACTGGACGCACGACCCGAAGAGCTTCGCCGCACCAGGACACGGCACCGAGATCCGGCTCTGGGACCCGGAGCAGAAACCGAGCGGGCGAGGGCTTGTGCTTTCGCATGGGCGCGACTATGCTGTCAAATACGCTCGGCTCTGGGGTTTACGGAACTTTGCCGTGGTGCCTGCCGACTTCACCACTAAGGAGGACTTGATTGTGTGTACTGCTCATGCCGCGAAGGGTGCCGAGGCTGACCATGTATGGCTCTTGCCCTGGTCGCACCCGGCCATGGCACAGCTTGGCGCCAAGGATTCGGCGCGACTCAGGCTCCTATACGTGGCCATGACTCGCGCGCGCAAGATCCTGTTCGTGCCGCCTGCGTTGTTCGGGGAGATGGGTTGAGCCAGAAACCCTGGGATACGTATAACGTGCTCTGGAACATGGCACCTGCCGCGCTCCAGGACTTGGTCGCGAGGCACGCCGGGAAGTGGGTCCTTGACACCGAGACCGATGGCCTGATGGTGCGGGGCCGAGATTCCAGGCACAGCGCATGGTACGTGGGCCTGACACCGCTTGGCACCAGGACCTGCATCGTATACGACAAGGCGCATTGGCCTGATGCGAAGCCGGTCGTGGAGCAGATGCAGCTCATCGGCCAGAACATGCGCTTCGATGTCCATGCTGCGGACCTGAACGTGCAGCGGTGGGAGGACACCCTAGGTTATAGCTATTTCAACTCGATGTCCGCACTGAAGGGCCTGGACGACCTGGCGCGGCGTAGGCGACGGCCCAAGATCAAGACGCCCAAGGGACTGAAGGGCCCGAAGCTGGCCACGAACAGGATCGCCGAGCTGGAGCCTGCGAAGGTGGGCCTGTACCTGGCCGACGACTGCATCTTCACGGGTGAGGTCTACCAGGACATGCAGAAGCCGGACCTGGCCCATGACCAAGCACTGGAGCGAGTCGTGGCGAACATGGAGATGCGCGGGGTCCGTATCTATCCTGACCGACTCGACGAGTTCGAGGCCTTGGCTATTGAGACTGAATCTCAGGTACGGAGTGAGCTGGCTGGGTTCGGCTTCGACGGTAATCCGGGGTCTCCGAAGCAGGTCCTTACCTGGCTCGGTACCTTTATGGACACCAGCAAGTTACCGCCTACGAAGACTAGCCGGAGCACTGGGTCGAAGGCGCTGAAGAACATCCACCTCCCCCAGACCGAAGCCCTGCTGGCTGTGCGCTCTGCGGTGAAACTCCAGAACGGGTTTATCGCATCTGTCCGCGCACACATGACCGAGGACGGGATGATCTACCCCTCGGTGCACACGTCCAAGCACGACGCGGGCGGCACAGGCACTGGGCGCTGGTCGATGTCGGACCCGCCGCTCCACCAGGCACCCAAGCGGCATCCAGTGCTAGGTCCCCTGGCTCGGCGCTGCATCACCAGCAGCACCTGGTATACATGCGGCGCCGACTTCCGCCAGATCGAGCCCCGGGTTGCTGCGGCCATGAGCGAATGCCCTGTACAGCTCGCAGCGTTCGCGGCTGGGCGCTGTCCATACACCGAGACGGCAGCGGTAGTGTTGGGGAAGACCTACGCCCAGGTCACCCCCACGGAGCGCTCGAATGCTAAGGCCGTGAATCTAGGCATCCTGAACGGCATGGGCCCGTCCGGCCTGTCGATTCAGCTAGGGTGCACGCTCCGCCAGGCCCGGCGCTGGCTCGATGACTATCTCATGAGCCTACCTACGTTCGCAGAGTGGCTTGAGGACACCAAAGCAACCGCACGCACCTTCGGCGTGCTCCGAACCTGCGCTGGCCGCACCCGCATCTTCGGCTCCGACGAGAGCACCGACACCAAGGCCGTCTCGGTGGTCGTACAGGGCTCCGCCGCAGAGCTTATCCGGCGCGCGGTCGTGGCCCTGGATGAGGCAGGCACCGAGCCGTTCCTGCAAATGCACGACGAAGTTCTGTGCCAGAATCGGTTGACGACTGGCCAGGACGTCGCTACAATCATGACCCAAGCGGCCAACGAGGCCTTCCCCGATGTCCTGGGTGCGGTAGATTTTGCCGCCAAGGGAGGGGAAGGTGATTCCTGGGCTGCTGTCTAACTTGCTCATGCCTACGCCCAAGCCCGACACCGTACCCATCAAGGTCCTAATCGACCGACTGATCCGGGATATGTGCAAGGACATGCGAACGGTGTCGCCGAGCGAAAAACGCGCCATTGCCGGAGCCATTGCGTCTCTTACGGGCGCACTGCCTGGTCTGTCGGGTATGGATGATACCATGCAGACGGCCATGCTGGAACTGATTACTGAACTGAAAACAACAAAAACAAGTACCAACGATGAGTAACGAAACTGTAGATCCCCTTACGTACACCCCGACCGAGGAGTACGCCAAGGGTAAGAAGCCCCTCGTCCCCGAGGGCATGTACCCCGAAATGACCATCGCTGAGGTGGACGCCTACGAGAACGACCCGGACAACGACAAGTTCGGCAAGATCGCGAAAGGCTACACTCACCGTGTCCGTGTCAAGTTCGTAGATGGGGCAGGCGAGCGCGAGTTCGAGCTGACCCTGAACTGGGGCCCCGAGAAGTCTGGCAACAAGATTCCGATTTGGCGCCTCCAGAAGGCCGTGTTCGGCGACGACACCAACGAATGGGGAGGCCTTGCCGCTCTCCAGGGCCAGCGCGTGTCTGTGGTTATCAGCCACGACGACTTCAACGGAAATCCCTACGTAGAGCCGACGTTCACCCCCGTGGGCTAGGCCTGCATCATTGTCTCTCCCGGCATAGGTCATTGCCGTAAACTTGGCCTCGTCCTGGGTAATGCAGACGCTAAAAGACCCGACCCCGGCATGGGTGCTGCCGTAAACTGCACCCACCATCACCCCGCACCCATAAGCGGATAGCCAAGTCTTAAGGCACTTACCCTGTCCGTCATGGGCGCTGACGAAAACTGCGCCCACCTACCCCGAGAACAATCATGCCAAGCTACACCATCCAAGAAATCAAGAACGGCTTTCTGCTCGTACCAGGGCACGCGCCCGACGAGGCCATGTTCTTTGACTCGGCCAGCAAGGTCGTCACCGCACTGAAGAAGCTCCTTACGCAGTCCAGTGCCTGAGTCCACCTACACACTACCCCGCCCTGACAAGCCTTACGGACTCTGGGCCCGCTTTGTCACCGACCTGTACGAGCACGGGAAACGGAACGCGCGCCAGGACATTGTGCGCGACGAGATGGAGAAGATCATGGACTCCATTGTCGAGGCCTACGACAGGGGCGAGCAAGAGCCCAGGGTCCGGCCGTCCGGTAACTTGGCCTGCGCGCGGCAAGCGTTCTTGTTGCAGAAGTACGGGACCGAGCTAGAGGACGACGGCAACAAGCAGTGCCTCTTCAGTGCTGGTCACTTCTTCCATGCGCTGGCGTTCGCGTACTGCCGCTCTGCTCTGCCCCCCGGCTTCGAGCTACGGACCGAGGTCGAGCCCGAGACTATGCCTGACTGGTGGCCGGACCTGCCCATCTTCAACCAGACAGGCCACCAGGACCTCGTGCTCCGTGTCACTGACCCCGAGTTGGCAGCGCATTACTTGCTACCTAGCGCTGGTGATTCGTGCCTCACTGACTTCAAGAGCATGGGGGGCTGGGGGTATACCAAGCTCAAGAACAGCGATCCCTGGGACGAGCCGGACCCGTTCGGCTACATGGCTCAGATGGCCGTGTACTCGGACGGTGGCACCAAGTACGCCGAGACGAACCTTGGCGGCATTAGCAAGAACCAACTCATGATGCCGCTCAAGTGCCGGGTCGTGCCTAGTTCTGTGTCGAATGCCGAGATGTATCGCCTGCGCAAAGGCTTCGAGGCGCTAGAGGCAGGCCGTGATCCGGGCCCCGAGTATTTCCTGCGCTGGGGAAAGCAGGCTGAGTTCTCGTGTGGCGTTCCCGGGAAGAAGTACGGGACCTGCGCGCAGTCGGCGAACTGTCACAAGGAAGGGTGGCCGGTCTAGTATGGGTGTGCCGTCCTCAATCGAGCACTTGCGTCATCGCGCCAAGGGTGAAGAAGCCAATGAGCTAGATGACTTCTTACGGGATTACTACACCATGGTTAGAGATATAAAGCGGTTCTCCGACCCTAGACTAGAGGATTCGTACCCTGAAGCTAATCTCACTCATCCGAAGTGGGATATCTTAGATAACTGGCGTCAGTATTTCTGGCCGGTCCAGTGAGTTCTGCCAGCGACAAGGCAGCCTTCCTAGCCTATGTGGATAAGGATATGACTGACACTTTCGAGTCATTGACTAGGTTCATACAGGAGATGCAACCGCCCCACCCTCAACCACTGGAGGATTGGATGGCGCAGTTCACAGCATGGCGTGCGGCCGGGGGTGTCACCGACTCTATATGCTCGGCATGGGTGGAGCTATACATCAATACCAAGTTCACCATGACAGGCTGGGGCTACTCCTAATCCCGGTCCGCCAGGATATCAGCCTCGGTGATGTCCACGGTGCCGGGGATCATGCCCGCCTCCTCTAGGCACCGAGCCACAGTCTGGGCCACGGCATCGTCGATAGTCGTTGGCGCCAGTCCCATGTTGTCGGCAAGGATAATGAGCTGGTTCGTGCGCTGGGTGCCGAGCCCGGACAAGCGCGCCAGTTCCTTATCTACGTTCACATGCGTCTGCCTGGACACGGCCAGGAACGATGCCTCTTCGTAGGTAATGCCCTCCTCGATGGCGATGCGCTCGACATCGGCCACCTTCTGGAGCAGCAGGATCATCTGGGTCTTGCGCACCAGGGCAAGCTCGCAACAGGTCACGGCGACCTCAGGGTCCGTGTCGTAGTACTTCCCGAGCCAGTGCCGCTTCGCATAGAACCTGCCCATTTCCAGGGCCGAGTTCTGCATCAGGGTAAGCTCGCCGATATCGCCGAACCGCAGTCGCGCCAGGCCTATCGCGGTGTCATCGATGGTGGCTAGTCCTGTAGCGGGCGTTAGCGGTGTGGTGCTATCCGCCATAGCAGGCGTGCGCGGCCATCGTTGCGTCGTTCACGTGGTCGATCTTGTGCGGTGCTTTACCCGTAATCTTGGCTACTGCCTCGCCCATTTCGGCTTTCGTGGCCATGAAGTTCCGGTTCCAGGGCTTGCCGAGTACCTTGGCGCAGTGCTGCTTCAGTGCGATGGGCCGTTGCATCTTGATTTCCATGTCATAACAGGCAGCCCAGCCGAGCACGGTACTGGTCGCAGCCCAGATCCCGGCGGTGCCTTTCGCGTTCCGGGGAAAGATGGGGAAGCCCTCCAGTGCCACGGCCTCGACCTTATTTCGGCCGTGCATGGCCTCCAGGAGCGGCACTACGCGCTGGGCGAAGCGGTGCGGGCGGTTCACGTCGCCAGCCCGAACGCATACGCCCTCCAGGACCTTGTTCGTTTCCGTGTCGAAGACGGACAGGCCGAGGTTAGCGTAGCCCGGGTCGATGCCGAGCACTATCATGCACAGACCCGGTACTCGTCCTCGGTCGGCTTCGGCTTTCTGTCCTTGGGATCACTAGGCATGTGGGCATTATAGTGCCCTAGCTAGTGAAAGTCAAGCCGGATTACCAGGCGCCTTGACGTATCTGCCCGAGTACCCACACACGGAAGTCATAGGGATCTTGGTTATGCTTCGCTTCATTACATGCCACACAAGCCACTGTAAGGTTATCTGTGACATTACGACCCCCTCTGGAGAGGGGGTAGATGTGGTCTACGTGGTGATCAGAGTCGTCTACTATTGTTTTGTAGCAGTACGTACAGGTCAACGTGGGATACATATCGTAGTGCTTACGGTACATTTCCTGGATATCAGTCAGTGCAAGAACTCCAGGAACTCCGAAGCGCTCAGCCCGCCGATTGGAGTTCGCAGCTATGCGGGCCATGCGCCCCCTAGGGGATTCGATATATTTACGGTGAGTGGCGGCTACAGACTCTGCGTTGGCCTTGCAGTACTTGCGCATGGTTGCAGCCATGACGTGCCTATCTTTGCTGGTCAAGGTTTTTCGCCACGCCTTCCGCCGCGCTTTATGTTTGTCTCTGTTGGCGCTGTAGCGGAGTCTGCGCCTAGCGAGGCACTCATTGCATGATGGGTGTTTGTACCTACTCTCTATCTTGAGCCCACAAGAGTTGCAGGCGACTAGCATAACACAAACTGCGGATACGGATTATCCTGCTTCTCGCTATCGTAAATTGAAAACGCCTGTGTCCATTTAGGGGCAGGGCCCGCATACTTCATAGCGGGACTGCGAGGGTTGGCAAGGTAGCCCCCCTCTACAGCGAAGCGTAATCGACCAGCAATCGGCATGGACATAACACCTAGGCGATGTGTATGGCCTTGGTGGATATTACAACCCATCTCATGTGCCACCTTCAAGGCCTGTGCGGCTGGAAACTTCGACGAGCCGTTGAACTCGTCTCCATGGAGCATCCGCACCTTTTGGCCTTGACCGCAGGGTACTAGCACTTTAGTGCGGCCCGCATCCTGCACCCATCTGATACCAAGACTCCCAAGTTCTAGGTAACTAGGTAAGGTTAGTCCGATAAGGCGCAGTGCTGGGGCCCTGCCCTGGATGTAGTTCTCGTAGCGTGACTCGTGATTACCGCGGATGTATGTAATCTCCGCAGTTTTCGCAGCCTTCCGCAGGTCGCACAGGAACTCGTAGCCGGAATCCAGTTCTTTACCTAGCTGGTCCTCCCAGCGGGAGTCTTTACGATGCGTCGTTAGAGCGTGTAGGTCCAGAATGTCGCCGTTGAGTACGACATGGTCTGGTTTGATTCGTCTGATGGTATCCAGTAGCTTACGGATACCTGACCTGGAGTGGAACGGGAAGTGCAGATCATGGCAAACGACGGTCTTCACACGCAGGCCTTAACGAGTCCCACAATCACGAGAGCCACTAGGCCCATGAGCTTCTTCGGGTGTGATCGGATGAAGGCGATTACTCGGAGTAGGTCCATGTTGGCATTATACTACCTAGCCCTACTCTTTGCAACCCATCCCCTGACAATGCCTGGCCACTGCTGGAGCGGGGGGAGGAACAACAGAACTGCGCCGAGGACCACGACCCACACGATGAGGCGGAAAATCTTGTCACTAAAGCTCTCGTCTTTAGCGCGAAGGATCGAGTTTATCTCGTCGCCGGACAAACCGCTCTGCGCCAGTGCTATAGCCGGGTCTTCCTCCATGGACTCCTGTGCGGCCGAGCCCCCGATGTGTCCCGCCATAGCACCAACCGCAGCGCCACCCGGACCACCAACAGCAGCACCAGCCGCAGCACCAGTAGCAGCACCGAACGGAGGCAGGAGCGAGCAGCCAGTAGCAAAGACGAGAAACAGAGCAAGAAATCGGGAACTACGCATCGGGCGGGTACTCCAGCTTGAGCGCATCCACTTTCGCCTTATGCGCTGCGGCAGCGGCGGTCGGGTCGTCGTCATGGTTCTTGAGGTAGGTGTTGACGCGCATTCGGAGCCCGCCAGAGACCCACTCGGTTTGGAGGTCTGCTTGGTCTTGTGTCACTAGTTGTACCATTGGTGTGTTGGTGTTAGAGGACCTGTACGCCATGGTGGCGGCGAACAGAGCGGCGAGTAGGGTTACAGTCCATATAAGCCTACTCCCCGGCGGGTGCGGGGGTTGCTGAGGCGACATACTTAAGAATACCTATATCAGTCTCGTGCTCGGCAACCTGGGCTTCCAGGGCGTCGAAGCGGTCAGCCACGGCCTCGAAGGCAGCCGCTGTAGACTGTGTGACCTGTAGATGTTCGGCAGTGCGTCTGTTGTCGTCGTGCACGTACAGGAAGCCGACTAGCATGAATAGCAGTGTAGGGGCGTAGTCGGCAAAGCGCTTTACTCGGGGGGTGGCGGCGGGGCTCATAGGTTTCTAGCGTGTTGTTTCGCGAGTTCGGTCAGTGCCTTAGCCTCGGCACGCAACTCGCGACGGTAGTCGAGGTCCTGGGTCAGCTCTGCGCGTCGTTCCATGTCCCTGATAAGCCTGTTATAACGACCTTCCAAGGCGCGCTGCATTGCCTTGGGCCTGTTCGACTTCGTGCCCAGGACGTTGCCCTCCAGGAGCTTGGTCAGTGGAGTCGTCTCCCCAAGGGGATCGCCCGGGTCGAACGCGAACCTCGAAATCCAGAACGCGTCGCTGGCTTCCTGGATAGCCGTAGTCCGCTCGTCGCCGTCGAAGGCACTGAACAGAATCTTACCCGGGGAGCCGACCGTGAAGGGTTGCTCGGTACCACGGTTCAGGGATTCTTGCTGTGCTGCGGCGAAGCCTGTACCCCCGAACAGTTCGTTCAGTTCCGAGCCGGTGCCCAGGACAATCTCGCCCGCAGCCTCGACCAGCTTGATGGCCTCCAGGTTCGGGTTCAGGCGGGTCAGGTCGATGCGCCTACTAAATGGTACATTCAGCTCCATGCGGCCGTTGTTCTCGCGCAGGGGCGAACCGCTCTCGGCTTCAGCGCTGCGCATGAGCTGGGCGCCTCGGCTGAACGTGGCCGGGTTCTCGGCGAAGTGCTTGTAGGCGAACGGCAGGTAGTGACGCGGGAACGTGTAGTAAGTGAACGCACGCTTCATGACGTTGCGCTCGAACTTGGTCACGTTGCTATAGTTGACCATGGCGAGCTTAGCATTCGCTACGGCCTGGTCGAGGGGAACGCCCTGACGGAGCTGGCCGAACACGGCCATTGTACGGGCGTAAATCTCTGTCGCCTCCCCCAGGTCCTGGCCTTTCTGGCCCAGGAACTTTTTGGCCTTACCTAGCTTGCTCGTGTCCAGCGCCTGCTTCCGGATGAACTCTTGCGCGATGCTGGTCTTGCTGGAGCCCTTCAGGCCCTGGCTGATGAAGGTTCCGTACAGGCCACCGTCACCGAAGGCCTGGATGATCTCGCCCACGTCGTAGCTCTGGCCGCCTGCATGGAACAACAGGTCCTCGGCTTCGAGACCGAACTCCTTCATGACTGCGCGCTCAGGCTTCACGGCTAGGTCGAGGTCCTTACCGCCAGCCCTGCGCGAAGCCCTGGCGACCCAGCCGACCCGCCCACCCTTGGGCGTGCCGATGTACATGCCTACCTTGTTGTAGACCTTGGCTACGTTCTTGTCTCCGGTCAGGAAGCGTATGGCGTCCATGTTGGCGGCCATGATGTTGACCGGGGACACACCCAGGGCAGCAGTCTGGAACTGTGCGGAGCCGACGTTGAAGAAGTGGAACGCAGGTCGTGATACCGTCTGCCAGCGCTTGATGTGGTTGTTCACCGTATCGAACGTTGAGGCCAGCGCGTGCGAGTGCTCGTACTGGGCGCTGAGGGCACCGAACATGCCGCGCACTGCCTGCTCGTCGCCGAGAATGATGTGCTCGTCTACCAGGCTATCGAGCAGGGCCTCGGTTGCGGAGGGGTCGTCCACCAGGTCTGCTGGTGAGAGCTTACCCTTGCTGGCCCGGAGTGCGAAGGCGTTGGCAGTGGCATCGACCGACTCGCCCTCGAAGCCAGGCACCACAGCACGGTCGCGCTTACCGAGCTTGGCCACGATCATGTGGTCGCCGAGCACAGACTTGGGCACGAAATGCTCCTTGCCGCGATGGTCCTGGAGCACGAATCCGCTGGTCTCGGTGTCGAGAACGCTTCGCTTCAGGTCTACTGATTGCTCTAAGCCCTTACCTGCGCCGACTTTAGCGGCTTTCTGCACCGAGCCAATCTCGACCTTACGCCCCGAAGCCATGACCCGGTGCGTTACACGGCCAGCCATAGCGGCGCCCGACTCGGATAGGGCATCGAGCGAATCCTCGAAGAACTGCACCGAGGCGTCACGTTGTTTGGCCTGGCCTAGGCGCGACACCATGATGTTGATGGGACTGGTCTCGAAGCGGCCCAGCTTGAGCCCGTTCCGTTTCGCTACCTCATCGAGCTTGGCGGCGATCTCGGGGTTCTGCTTGCGGAGGGCGTTGCGCAGGTCGTTCAGTTCCTCCAGGCTCATGTTGTTAGCACTGCGCGCGAAGCTGGAACTGAGTTGCGGCAGGATGTCCTGTAGCGTTTCCTGTACGATGTCGCTTTGCAGTACGTCGTCCACGATGGCCGAGTCCTGGTGCGACATGATGCGGCCGATGTAGGCGATACCAGAGCTGGGGGCGAGCAGGCCATGGCGCACAGCCTCGGCCGTGATCTTGGACTGCTGTTCGCGCAGGAACTTGAAGGTGCCTTGGGCGTCTTTGCCTAGCGCGTCGAGGAGCATAGCATCGGCTGCGCGCCCCAGGTCATTGGCGGCACCGATGCCGAACTCGACAGCGGCAGGGCTGAGCACACCAGTGCTGGTGGTGCGTCGGAGTTCGGTGCCCATGGCTAACATCTTACCGATGGCCAGCTCGAAGCCGTCTAGGCCTGCAAGTGCTGGGCCCAGGTCAGTCTCGATCTCGGCGAAGGTTTGGCTCGGGATGCGCGGGTCACTCGGCGTAACCTCAGTCGGGCGTGGTTTCTTAGCCTGGAACGTCTCGGCTCCGGTGCGGCGTGCCTCCAGTACCTCGGTGATGCGGCTGTAGTCGTCCTGGTCGAGCGCGTCTAGGTTCCGCGTATCGAACTCGCCTTTCTTGGTACCCTTCCGGAGCAGGGTCTCGCGGCGCTTCGTGAGCTGCTGGTCGTTCACATAGCCCAGGTACCGGCCCTTGAGGGGCCCGCGTGATAGAAAGTGCGAGTTGGCATCGAAGCCATCTGGCTTGGGTAGGTCACCGCGCACCCGGACCTCACCCAGCTCATCGAACTTCGACGTGAACCTCGACAAGTCGGACAGGTTCGTCATCTGCCCCTCCATGACATCGGCAAGCTGCTTCAGTCCTGGGGTGCTCTTGCCGCCACGGGCCATGGCGATGAAAGTCTTGGCCGCACTGGTCATGCGCAGGGCCGAACTGACCAGGTTATTACCGAAGCTCGATGCAGCGTCGGGCTGGTTCCGGGCCACGTCCTTGAGCGCCACCAGGTCCTCGTTGTGGGCACTGAACTGGAGGTAGTTCAGGTACAGGCTCTCCAGGTCCTCGGGTGGCATCCCGAGCTTGGCCGCATCCTTGGCGATCAGGTCCGAGCCGTCGATCATGAGCTGGCGCAGTGCCTCGGTGTTCCGCGCCGTGATGTCGTTGATAGTGGCCTGCGACTTAATGAGGTCGTCGAGGCCCGCATCAGAGCGGAACATGCTGGTGTACACAGACTTCAGCTTCCGGCCGAACGCGAACGACTTGGATCCAGCGCGTTTCCCGGTCTCGGATAGGTGTCGCTGTGTGGCCTCGTCTACCAGCTTCGACGAGTTGCGCTCGTACTGGGCGACGAAGTTGTCGATGTCTGCGCGGCTCAGGTCCTCTAGGGATTCCTTGCCGGTCGCGCGCAGGAGCAGGTTCTGCATCTTCTCGTCGCCGGAGCGGCCACGCACAGCCTCGAACAGCTCCTCGGCGCTGTCACCGGCTGCTGCGATTTGCTCCTTACGCGGGCCCGTGATTCGGGCGTAGAGCGAACCCATGTCCGGGTGCGCCAGGTCCTTGTTCACGGCGCCGGACAGGCCCTCGGCACTGAGGCCCGAGTGCGGCTTGGTGCCGAGCTTGATGCCTGCACCCGCGTCTGCCACCGAACGTACCGCTGCGCGCAGGACAGGAACCCGCATACCAGGGCCCATGAGCACACGCCCCGCCAACTTGGCGCCAGGCGTCTTCGAGCCGATGAGCCCGAACCAGGAGCCGTGGTCAGTATGTACTGGGCGCGTGAGCTTTCCGAAGTCCACGAGCAGGGGCAGGCCGATGCGGAGTTCGCGCTCGGAACTCTTAGCCACGGCCTGTGCGACCAGTTCCTCGGGGTCGAACTTGGGCAGCTCTGCCTTGGCCTGGTTCAGGATCGATCGTTGTTTCCGTGCGAGGCCGGGCTTTGCTAGGGCGTCGTCGATGTGCCCGGCTAGGGCCTTGTTCGTGAGCTGTGGTGCCTTCGATGCCTTGATGGCGTTCTTGACAGGCAGGACGTTCCGGGCTTTCCCTACTCGGGCGCCTGACTTGCCTAGAGCACTGACGCCGCCACCTAGAAACGAGATAGGGTCTGTCGCGATACCGACACCGAGCTGTGCCGCGAAGCCGTCGGGGTCGAGCCCCAGTACGTCTCCAGTGGCCTGGCTAAAGCGCTGCACCTGCTCCTTGGCACCTACGTCCTGCCTGTCCGAGTCGAAGATACCCAGGCCCGGGATCAGGGAAGCGTCCGCGAACCCCTCCTCGTCGAAGAAGTCCACGTCAGGGTCCTGGATAACACGAAGCAGCCTGAAGATGGCCTGCTGCGGAAGCCCGAAGCTGCTGTTCCAGAATCGCTCGAAGCCCTCGAAGAAGCCTGGCACTATCGCTCCCCTAGGATTTGGGCAGTGAGTTCCTGGACCAGGTTCTTCTCGGTGAACTCTGGGCCGTAGGATTTGGCGGGCAGGCCACCAGCTAGGACTTGCTGCTCGACTTTCGCGCGCACCTCTTGGTACTCGGCGAGCTGGTCCAGGAGCACGTTGCGCATGATACGGACCTCGTCAGGGGTCCGGCCTTCAGTCTTGAGGATGGCACCTACGTTGGTCTGGAGCAGCTCGACAGCGGCATCCACGAAATCGGCAGGATCGCTCTCGGTGCCAGCCTTACGCTGGAACGTCTCGGTACCTTGTGCACCGCCCTGTAGCCCTGACGACTTGATGTGGTCCTCGATGAGGCGAAGGACAGGCCCAGGATCGGTGCCGCCCTCCTCACCTAGTATCTCGACAAAGTTACCCATCAGCCCGGACGTGGCCTGACGCGTGTCAGCCTCCAGGATGCGGCGCTGGAGGTCTAGCTTCTGGGCCTGCATATCTTCGATACGGAACTGGTCCTCGAAGGATGGGTTCCGCATTCGTTCGTCTAGGGCCTTGATTTCGGCCTGTGCTTCTTCGGCCTCGCCCGGGTTGCCGAAGATGCTGGCACGGAGCTGGGGTGAGGTTGCCTCGAAGGTGGGTGGCTCTGGCACGGTAGCACGCCGTTGCAGGAACTCACCCTGCGAGCCTGCCCCGGCGGTACGCTCTGTGCGTAGCGTGCTGTGCCTGGCTAACGCATTCTCGAACTTGCCGAACGTGGCGTTGAGGGTGGTGAGCCCCGAGCCGAACACATCGTCCTTGGCCTCGACCCGCTCCGCTTCAGCACTGAATGAACTCATGCTGGCACGGCGTTGGCGAACTGCGCCCTCAATACTGCCCTTGAACGACTTATCGAAGCCGTCGAAGAAGCCTGTCTGTGCCGACTCGCCCAGGACGTACAGGTCCTTGAGGCTGTAGCCGCCTAGGCCCTCGGGCGTGCCTAACCTGAAGCGGGCTCGGCTCAGTACATCAGTATCACCCTGCAAGTTACCGGCCTCGTCCAACGAGAGGCCGTTCACGTCGTAGTCCTGGAGACCTAGCAGATCCGCAGCAATCGGGTTCTGGGCCTGGAGGTTCGTGATGGCCTGCGTGATTCTGGTCTGCTCCGGGTGCAGTACCGTGATACGTTTCTGCGCATCCTCGATACCCCTCTTGAGCGGCCCCAGGTCAATACCTGCCACGCGCGCCGCCTCGCCCGAGTCACGGCGAATGAAGGTCTTAGCACTGCCGCTCGACAGGGCTTCTGCGTCTTGACCCTGGATGTCGCGCAGGACCTCTAGTGCGGGCCCGTCGAGTTCATCCAAGATGGCCGGGTCGGTGCGGGATAGGAGCATCGCCTCGTCCACCTGTTTCTCGGTGTCCACGAAGGCCTGTTCGCGCTCGACAGAGGTGCGCACGGTCGGGTTGGTCTCGGCCGAGTACGCGGCTAGTCCTGCGGCGGCATCGGATTCGAGGGTTAGTGCGATGTCACTGGACTTCGCACGGGTCTGGACGGCACGGACCAGGATCTGTGTAGATTCCAGGGCTCGGAGCTGGGCAGTCTTCTGAGCGCCGGTAAGGTTCGGGTTCGAGGAGATGTCCTGGCGTGCTACATCGACCTGGGCCTGCGCATCGGCTACATCGTCGCCGGAGACAGCATCTTGGGCGGCCAAGCTAGTGACTAGGTTCTGAACGCTGGCAACGGTATCGTCGGCATTCTGGACAGCCTCCTCCTCGGCGCGCTCCTTGAGCAGGGCGGAACCCTCGGCCTCGGCGAGCTGGTTCTGGTCCATGGCTGCGGCCTCGTCGGGGGTCGTGCGGCCTGATGCCACGAGCCGTTGTCGGGCAGCGTCGAGCATGGCCTCGTCGCCCTTGCGCTCGGCAACCTTGGCGCGGAGATTAGACCGGCTGGCCTCGAAGGCTTCGGTGTCTAGGCCCTCGACGGATTTGCGCCCGCCCAGGGTCGCCAGGTCGTTCTCGTCTACGAACCCTAGCGCGATGTCGGACTGGAGTAAGGTCTGGTTGCGTGCGGCAGCGTCGGCCTTCTCGCGGCGTTGTGCCAGGCCTCGCACGAACTGGCCCAGGTTGTCACGGCCTGTGATCTGGTCCGTGGCGCCAAGCCCGAAAGCAGCACCTAGGTCGCCCAGTGCGCGAAGTCCGTTGTTGTCTTTGTCAGCCATGTCTAGCCTCCGAACGACCTCGTAGAGTCGATGATGTCCTGGCTGAACTCGAAGCCGCCGTCGTTACCCGAGCCGAATAGCGGCGCTAGGAACTCGTTGAACGCGCCCCGGTCCTCGTCGCTCAGTTCGCCTAGCCCGGACAGAAGGCCTCCGATACCGCCGAACAAGGCAGTGTCTGGGCCCTGGTCCTGGAGCGGCATACCAGCAATCTGGCCAGCAGCCTGGGTCTGGATAGACGCGGCCCGGGAAGCACCCTCAGTACGAATCGCGCCGGACTGTTGCAGGAGCTGGGCGCGCAGTGCCAGGTTAGCCTGCGTGCGCTGGATGCGTGCATTCTCCGAGGCGCCCAATCCCTGTGATGACAGAAGCCGTTGTAAGATGTTTCCCGCACGTCGCTGGCCCGTAAGTGCACCGCCAGTGCTCGACGCCCGCACCGACTCGGCCTCGGCCTGCTGCCGGACACCAGTGCTGATGGCCTCGCGCAGGATAGGGCTCCGCAGATCTTGCGTAGTCTCCGCGATGCGCTCCAGGGGGGCGGCAGCAGCACGGGACTGGTCCAGGACCAAGGCACTGGCGGCGGCAGCGGTCTGCTTCAGTTCGCGCTTCCGGCGCCTGAGTTCGGCGTTGGCCTTGCGTCGGGCTTTCCGCTCCGAACGTCCGGCAAAAATACCCGAACCTAAGCCGAGCGCTAGTTGGGCACCTGCGATGATAGCCATTAGAGTACAATCTCCACGATGGAGGCCGTAGTGGCCTCGGGTTTACGGTGACGAACTGCGGCCCGCTGGAATCGGCCAGTCACAGTAGCACCTTGGCGTCCCGTGAAACTGTCCCAGGTCGTGAGCGCGGATCGGTCACCAGGCACAGAGGCTGCCCAGTGGCTGGACTCCCAGCCGTCGCCCGTCAGAATCTCGGCTTCGAGGTGGTGCGCAGTCGTACCCTCCAGGCCCGAATCGACCGGGCCGGTGTCTAGGAGTAGTCCGGTGCTGCCCACACCCAAGTATACCGTAACAGTGCCCGAAAGTCCAGACAAAGCCCCGGAACCGAAAGTTAGTGTGGTGCCCGAAGTCACGTCGCCCACGGTGTTTACGACGGCCTCCACGTTGGCGGTGTCTATCACGAGGCACCTGGTCTGGGCGGCAATAGTGCTGGATGCGACGCCGGTGATGGTGTCGCTGGACACAGTGCCGGACAGCGTGAGGTCCTGGCCCGAGCGCACGTCGTCGCCGTAGACCGAGCCTTCCTTGGCCCAGGTGTTCTGCTGCGTGACCCAAGCGCCGTTGCCTGCGGTCAGGTCGCCGGTATCTAGGGCATCGCGCTCCTCGACGGTCCAGGATTTCGAGGGGAAATGGTAGCGCAGGCAGGTGCCCGAGGACGTATCCAGGACAAAGAGCGAGTTCAGTGCGGCACTGGTAGTCAGCCTACACTGGTCCTTGTCGGGCAGGAGGTCCTGGACCTGGGCGCCAAAGTTCGCGACCTGACCATCGACTACGGCCCAGAGCTTGCCATTGAAGGCGAAACCCATGCCCGAGTAGGCCGCGACACACTGGGCACTAGAGGCGCCAATGCTCTGGCCGAGCGCACGCGATTCGGGTGCTTCCGGGTCGCCGCCTACCAACATACCCCAGGCACGGCCACAGACCAGGACCTGGTTCTTGCTGAAGCGATCCTGTGTGCCCACCGCCGCTGTCGCTGGCCCAGCACTATCCTCGACCGGAATCCGGAATCGCAGGGTCTCGGGGAACGACTCCCAGCCGCCCGACCCCGGTGAACTCGGCCAGATCTGGTTCTTGTCGTCCAGCAGGGCCAGGCGATCACCCCAGGTGAAGGCAGTCAGGACCGACTCGGGCACAAAGCCCTCTAGTTCGTCGGCTGGTAGGCCCAGCGTAGTGCTGGCCGCATTATCGGTATAAACAGACGTGCCGACCGGAATGAAGGCCAGGCTCCGTAGTTCTCGCCCGCGCGCTATCTCCAAGGCGATCTGCACGTCCTCGTCGATGTCGGGGTCCACGATAGGGACCTCATCAGTTCGGAGCAGTTCAATGATGGCCACATCCGGGTGCGGCGTTTCAGGGAAGGTCACAGCCGGAGCCGGGTCATCACCAGAGCCTACCGTGTCGCGGTCGTCCACGATGGCTGCGTTGCCCTCGATGTTCGCGTCGGTCTCGGAGCCGAAGTTCTTGAGCGTGCTGCCCAGGTCATCGTCCGGCTGGAACTTGTAGTAGTGCATGAGGTTCGTGGTGCCCCCCGTGTACTCGTTCTCGGAGATTCGCCCCGTGATGTAGTCGAAGTCGGTGCCATCCTCCAGGTCTGGGCCCTGGCCGTTGTCCCACATGCGGAACTCGCCGATGTCGGTCTTCTGGGATAGGGCTACGGAGGCCGCGAATCCGCCCACATGAATCCAGCCGCTGGACCAGGTATTGCCGATAACCATGTCGGAGGAGCTGAAGCCGTTATCGAACACGACATCGCCGTTCACGGCCAGGTTCTCGATGGACAGGGTTGCGGCGCCTGTGGTCACGTCGTCCACAACGCAGTCGAACGAGATCCAGTTGAAGCTGTCCCAGTCGGGCAGGATGGTTCCGTTACCTCGCAGCTCGTCCCGGGTCTTGATGTACTTCGGGTCCGAGGCCAGCGGGTCCCAGATGCGTTCCGTGATATTGAACGAGCCAGCGTTCCGGCCGCGCAAGGTCAGGGTGCCGTCGCCCAGCGCCGTGTAGTACATGACGATGGCGGTGCTATTGAAGCCCGTGCCGTCCTCGTCTAGTGCCAGCGACACATGCTTCTTAGCCAGGAGCGCACTAGCGTCCTGGTCGAATGCTTCCATGGTAACGGCGGTCGAGCCATCAGACCTGGAGTACCACGGGAGCTGGAGTTCTGCGTCGAAGCGCTGGTCGTCGGAGTCGGTGGTGTCCTCGAAGATGGGCGCGAAGTCGGCGTAGATGTCACTTCCCAGGTCCTCCCCGGCGAAGGCTGCGAATCGTTGTTCGGATTTAGTCTTGAAGTCGGCGAAGGTTAGGTTGTCGGACCAGGCTCGGTAGTGGTAATGGACAGCATCGGCAGGCGCCGGATCGACCAGGGACCAGGCACTGGCCCAGCCTGCGTCGGTTGTGGTGGCAGCGCTGTGGTCCACGTCACCCGCAGCACTCAAGAACGGCACGCGCACAGAGGCCCGACCGCAAGCGCCCCAGACCAGAGTTCGGGTGGTGCTGAACGGGGTCCAGCCCTCGAAGAAGTCGGTGTCGTCGTAGGAAGTTCCGGCAGGGCGGGCAGGCACCGTGCCTGGGCCGTAGGTAGCTTTCGCCACGTAGCCGGTCATGGTGTTGCCCTGGGCCCGGTAGTCAGTCCATGTGCCCTGGGTCTTGTTCTGGACCTGGATGTCGATGGCCTTTCCGCGCCGCGAGACCTGCACGTTGTAGTCCTCGCCGTCAGCCCAGAACCCTGTCGGCTCCAGCGCATCAGCGAACGTGAGCATGAAGTAGTTGGTGCTCAGGTTCTCGTTCTCGGGCGAGCCGCCCTGGATTACGACATCCTTCTTCTGGCGCGCCAGGGCAATGACCAGCTTCGGCTTGGCGCTGGTGCCCCAGGTCGTTACGTCGGTGTGGCCCTCGCTAACGAAGGCACAGACATCGGCATTGCTGATAGGCCTGTTCGATGTGGTCTGGGGGGTGGCCTGCTGGAACCCGAAGATCGGGAATGCTTTCCAGCCGCTGGTTGGAGTGACAGGCGTCTTGTACCGGAAGGCCGCCTGTACCGTCCAGTTGCTGGTCAGGTCGAACGACATCGCGTGCTGGTTCGACTGGTAGAATGCCCTGGCGGATGCGGTAGCGTTGTCCTCCGAGCGGGCTCCGCGCATCCAGATCGTTTCCTTGAAGTCGTCCTTGTCCCAGTCGGGTAGGCGCATGTAGGTCTCGAAGACGTGCCGCTCGCCCTCGGTCAGGGCTGCGGCGTTAGCGGCCTCGAAGCGGCCCGTGGCTGCGGTGGAGCCGGTCTGGCCGTAGGTCTCGCCCAGCTCGGAGTCGGTATTCGAGCCCGACGAGCTGGTGCTGCCTAGGATTACCCTTTTACCCTGGCTCGCGTCTACCGGGTCCAGGCGCATGATGGGCCCGGCAGTTCCGTTGTAGGTTCGGTAACGGTAACCGTAGCCGACCGCACCGTCCAGGATACCTGGTCCAACAGCTTTCGTTGAGACAGAGGTCCCAGGGGCGGGCAGGCCAAGGGTTCGGCCTCGCGACTTCTCCTCGTCGAATACGTGGACCTTCGAGTTGCTGGTAACGAACGAGAGCGGACCGAGCCTGGAACTGGTCGGCCCGTCCTCGATTCGTCGCGATAAGGAGACAGCGTAACTCGCAGGCCCAGAATCCGAAATAGCGTTGCCACCAGCTATTGCACGCCAGGAGGAATCGGAGATAGGACCTTGCGAGTACAGGGGCTCCCCGCTGATCTCGGAGTTGGTGACCGGGAATGCGGGAAGGTTGTTCAGGCTCTTGTCTGCGGCCGAGCCCGAACCGAAGTCGTAGTAGAAGCTGGCGAGGTTCTTGGCGACCTGGCGCCGGGTCTCGAAGGGGTAGAGCGCTGCGGAATCGAGCGTGCCCTGGAAGTGGTCGGTGTCAGGGCTCTCGTCGCAGCCGATGTAGCAGTCAGGGGCCCGGCTGAAGTCGAGGTACGGCGGGAACATCTCGGTGCCGCTGTTCTCGGCGTTCTCGGTTCCACCCGGGGACACGACCGTGATGAAGCGGGTGTCGCCGTTACGACCACAGGCAATGGTGAAGGCCTGGGAGGCCGTCAGGTTCGTGGTGCTGGTGCTGAGGGTCGTGCCGTTACACACGAAGTCCACGGAGCCGTCCGACTGGATGCTAAGGTGGAGCAGGTCGCCGTAGTCCACTAGGACCTGGGTACCGCTCACGTCCGTGATCCGGTCGCCTTCGCACACGAAGGACCAGGCATCTTCGCCCGTGGACGAGAGCTGGGTCTGGAAGTAGCGGTCGAGCGGGGAGCGGTGCTGGACGAGGAAACCGCCTGTACCGAATCGCATCAGGGCAGTGTCCTGGACCGGCCTGCCGGGTGTTGCGCGGCAGGTCAGGGTGCCGCCGTCTGCGGTCACGATGTTCGGGTCCTGCTGACCGTCCAGATTCCAGGTCGTATCGAGCGCTCCGCGAATGCCCAGTACTGAGGCCAGGTCGGCAACATATGAATCTGAGTACCCTACCGAGCAGATTACAGGGTACTCGCCGTTCGGCTTGGACGTGTAGCCGGTGTAGCCGAGTAGGTAGGCCGTGTGCGTGCTGGCGAATGCGCCTAGAGCTGCGGTGCTAACGGTCAGGGTCGTGGTGCCGTCGTCCAGGGTACACGTTGTACCAGTTAACCGTAGAACATAGTCGCTATCGTCGTTGGCCGTGATCGTGGCCTCGTCGGTGGCCGAACCCGAACTGCCTTCGACCTTGAGCTGAAGCTGGAAGCCGTTCGCCTCGCTCCGGATAAGGCGCACCTCGAAGTAGTCGGTGGTCGAGGAATGCAGGCGCACGACCGGGAACGTGCCTGCCTTCTCGGCAATGGAGCCTGCACGTAGGGAAAAGCCGAACGTGAAGCCGCCCGTGGTCGATACGTCCTGCTCCAGGCGGTAGTAGCCCTGGCCCGGCATGATGAGGCCCAGTGCCTCGCCGAACTCGGCCTGGCGGATAGAACCAGTGCGGCGCTGGATAAGGCCCGGGGCCTGCGAAGCGTCGGGGTCAATCTCGCGCCGGTTTAGCAGGCCACCACTGGCGCCAGTACGGTCGAGGGGCAGCCTGTCGAAGCGGTGGCGGTTAGGCATCTGGAAGGAGGGTTATACGCAACCAACAAGCGTTAGAATCCATGGATGTCATGGTTCCGGTCTCGGTCCAGGTGCAACCGATGATGTCACCTACGGCGATTACCAAGTTCGCGGCAGTCGAACTCACAGCGCCGAGATCGTGGTCGGTCCCGGCAGTTATGTCGCCATCTGCAAAGGTGTCGTAGTCGGCCTGGAGAAGCGTAGCTCCACCGTTACTGCTATTGATGGGGCGGATGTCCCAGTGCTTTGATCCGTCTGACGTTGTGCTCTTGGAGGTACACAGCTTTACATCCGTAACCGTCCCCGCGATAGGGCTGGGTCCCATAACTCTCGTCACGGTACTGCTTCCGGGAGCCTTGCCGGCGTAGACAACCACCTCTAGCCCGCGCACCTCTTCAATCTTCACAAGCATCGAGCCGTTCGAGGCGTGGGAGTGGATGACCGTTCCCATGACCCATACACGCTCATTCTCGGGACGGGTATCGGTTAGTGCCCCCGGCGTATCGCTCAGATATAGGGTGTCTCCGTCAGACCACGAGGATGTGTCGAAGCCTTCAAGAACCCCACCGGTCTGAAAGTTGCCAGCAGTAGCGTCGGTGATAGTGCCTGCCGCAACACCCGTAGGAGGTTGTAGAGTCACAGCGTCGCCGTCTGCCAGTTCTACTGTCAGGGCGTCTGTGACATAGCTGTCTGCGTAAACTACTTCGCCGATAGTGATCGTGCCAGAGGTTGTCTTCTTCGCGGAATAGATATCAGTATCCGAGCCTCCCCCTAACGAACCCAGGTCCACGTCAGCGTCCGGCATCGTGATTGTCCTGGTCGTGCCGGTCGTGATACCGCTGGCCTGGAATGCGATCTTCTTCGTCTCGTCTCCGTCGTCCAGGATACGGAACACATCGTCAGTAAACTCGGCAGGTGTAGTGACAGTGCTGGACGCACCGCCGTCGCTGCTCCAGGGCTCGCGTTCGGGAATGCCCTGGTCGAAGTTGTCCAGGTAGGCGCCCTTGTTGCAAGGGTCGGCTTTCCAGGCTGCGACCAGCTTACACTCCGTGGCCGGGTAGGCGGCTACGTAGTCGGCCCGGCGAATGAACTGGATGCTGATGAGCGCAGTTTCCGCATCGGTGCCAGTGTTGTCGATGTAAACCCCGAACGGGAAGTAGGTTACCTTCGTGTGCGGGTTGTTCTGGTCGATGGCCGACAGGTTGATGTCGGCGCTGGCACGATCCGGGTCCTCGGTCGTGAACAGGCGACCCGTGAAGTTGGCGGCGCCTGCGATGGGCACACAGCTCGCGTGCAGCAGGTAACAGCTACCCTCGTACAAGTAGTAGCGCTTGTTCGCCTCCAGGATACGGGTGCGAGACTGCTTCAGGTCCGGGTGGACCCCCTCACTAAGACTATCGAGACCTAGGTCCGTCATCGTGCGAGGTCCTGCGGAGGTCTGCGGTTTCGGCGCGGTCGCGCAGGGCCAAGCTCGGGCCCGGGCCGTCGAGGGCGCCGGTCCAGGTCAGGTAGAGCTGGTGCGCGTGAGCAAGTATCGGCTCCAGTGCTGGGTACGGCGCGTCGATGTCTGCGTCCTCGGCATTCGCGCGCACCTGGGAAATCGCGATCTGGACCGTGGTATTGGTGGGCGCCGGGTATAGGGCTACGTAGCTCTTGTCCTGGCCCGCGCTCCAGTGCTGGCTGTAGTGGCTCGGCTCGCCGCTGGTCTCGAACTGGGCCTTGATGTCGGCCTGTGGGAACGGCAGGAGCGTGGCGCCTACGACCACTTCCGCCGCCAGGACTTGGCCCGCGTGGGGCAGTTCCAGGGCGCGCCGGGTAACAGTCACGGAACCTGACAGAGTGCTGGCTACCGGGACGCCAACGTTAATGACCGAGCCAGTGACGGCCCGGACAATGTACTGGGTCCCGGTGGCATCGGTGAAGATGTCACGCGGAAAAACCCCGGCGACAGAAGCGAGCGTGATGTCCGCGCTGCCGCCCGAGTGTGATGAGATAGTCGTAGCTAGGGAGCCTTGCGGCGTACCCACGTAGGATTCCACCAGGCCTGGGAGGCCATCGCCGAAAGTTCTGGCGACAGCCCCGTTCAGGGCCTCGTCAAGGCGGGCCGACTCGGCCGTAGTCAGGGTCGCTAGACCTAGACGGGCAGTAAGTGCAGTCCGCAGTGACGCGAGGGTGGCCATCCTAGCGCTAGCTTAGAGAGTGATACCTTCGAGCTGACCGCAGGAGCGGCGACCCGCATCCAACGACCACGAGAACTTAGTCTCGACTCGCTTGAACCAGTTAGTCGTGGTAGGAACAGGGAAGATGCCAGGGTAGGTCTTCATGAAGCCGATAGCAGGGGTTTCCTGCGAATCGTCAGCACTGTAGAGCCCTTGCATAACCACGTTCATACGCAGCGAGTTGTAGTTCAGGAACAGGATCGGGTACTCGGCAGTCGCACCAGCGCTGAGGTCCCACAGCTCATCCTTCGTGTCGAGGTTACGGTGACGGTGCACCGTGATATCGCCAATCGGGAAGCTGTTGGAACCGTAACCGAGGTTCGCACGCATCGGCTCGTTCAGGGCGGCGTCGTCACGGAGAAGCTGAATGAGCTGCTCGAAGACGGAGTTGCCGACCCAGACGTGCGTAGGACGTTCGAGGTTACCGTAGTCAAGATCGCGGACAAAGTTGTCGATGTCAGCAATCAGGGTTGAACCGTTAGCAGTACCGGACTGTACGCCAGGTGCCCACTTCGCAGCGTCAGCGACCTTGATACCGCCGAATGCCTCGTCGGATTGGTCAATGTCACCGGAGACACCAGTCTTCGTGGTACCCGAGGACACAAGGCCCAAGAGCGACATTCCGAGGAAGTTGGTGCCGTCCCAGTCAGTATCGAGACTGTGCGGGGCGCGAGCTACGGGTGCATCACCATCGAAGGTGGTGTTACCCAGCAGGATGCTAGATTCGATGTGGTCCGCAGCACCGTAAGCAGCACTGGAGAACAACGCGGTCATGTAATCGACCTCGTCGCCAGCAGGCATGGCGCCCGGGAAGGCCACGTTTCGGGTCCAGGCAGCGGTACTGAACCGCGCTTGGGTCAGGATTTCCTTCGAGGTGGTCGCCAGCGTGGCACCTGCTCCGAAGTTGTCCATTGCGTGACCGACGATAGTGTTACCACCATCTTGGTGCAGCAGAGGAGTTTTGATCTCTTCGGTATCGCGAATCTGCATGATTCGACCTGCGGCGGCTACGGATTCTAGGAACCTGTTACCACCATCCGAGAAGATCTGGATGAGTTGTGAGGAGGCCTCGTCGGCAGCAGCCGTTGCGAGGGTATCTTGGGATCGGTTATACGACCAGGGAAGAGCCATGTTATGACGTGTGTTTGGAGTTCTGAGGGTTTGCCCTTAGCAGATACTCGCGTTCCCCGGTGTGCCGACCTTACTCGTCCATCGACGCCAGCCTCTTCATTCGGGCCCGGACAGACTCGGTGTTTCCGAGTGCGTTACTTGGTGCCTTGAAGTCAGCAGGTGCGCCAACGACGCCTGGAGCGGCGACTGGGGTTCCGGTGTCGCTGGCGGTAGGTGCAGGAGCACCAGTACCAACTCTCGCGGCAGCCATGACTGCGGCAACTCCGGCCTCGGTCAGTAACGACTGGGGCGAGAACATACCAACAACAGCCTCGACTTTCTTGTAGTCCTCGGTGCCAGGCAGCACGCCCTCGGCAGCAAGCCTAGTGTGGAAAGTTCTGTCCGCTGTGTTAGCGGCTTCCCATTCGGCTCGCTCGGTGGCGATTTGGTCCTGGACCTGCGAAGCGGTCATGTAGGTCCCGTCCTGGGTCTTCTGACTCAGGGTGGCACTTACGATGTCCTCTACAAGTTTGCGATTGTCCGGTTCGAGATCTTCTAAAGAGCGTTTCGTGCTATGATCCTTCCGACCTGCTTCCCGTACTTTGTCGGCTACCGATGGAGTCGGCTCCGGGTCTGGTGAAGGAGTGTCAGGTTCCGGCGTCACTGGATCAACTACCGGTTCGTCTGCTTTTTCGTCAGTCATGTGGCTCCGTTGGTGGTAGGGCTACGCAAGCGCTCCCTGGTTCTCTGGCTACCTGCGTGCATTATAGTGCCCTGCTGCCCCCTTGTCAAGGGCAACAGGGCATTATATTTCCCCACCCAGCTAGTCTTTGACGCCTACGACCTTCCTCGCGGCCTCGATGGCCCTGGTCTTGTCGTCACTGGTCAGGAACTCCTGGGTCTCGTAGTCGATGTTGTTCTTCTCGCAGATCCGCATAGCGTCCTTCTCGGAGCTGGCGATATGGTCCGGGTGACCACTCGGCAGGCCCAGGACCCTGCGGCTGTGAGGAGTCTTGGACCTGTTGCTGCTCATGAAGGCATAGGTCGTACAGATATCAGACTTGTTCGGGTTCCGGGCACTATAGTTCCAGCCGCCTTCCGGGTACTGGGTCGCGCAGGCTCGACACTCGAACTGGTCGTTCGCTTGACGGCTGAGGCAGCGCTTCTCGTTGCACTCGGGGCAGTGGGTGATGATAGCTTGGAGCATTATGCGAGGCCCGCACCGAAGAACTTGCGCGTGGCAGCGAGGCTCAACGCATTGTGGTCGGCGCCTGTGAATCCGTGGACCGCGCTGGGCACCTCGATGAGAGTCACGTCACGGCCTGCGCGATGCAGCTCGTGTGCGAATCGACGGGTCCCGACAGGTAGTGCGGTGTCATCAAGTTCTGCGGCCACGAGCAGGTACTTGGTATCTTTCGGCAGCTCGTCGGCCCAGCGTGCTGGGGACCTGTCGTGCAAGGCTTTCTGCTCGTGGTCCGTCAGTTTAGCGAACGCAGTAGTGGACGCGCTGGTCCAGCCGGGAATAAGCGCCGTGAGCTTGTCCTGCTCGGTAGTGCCGATGTCGTCCCAGGTTCCGAAGATGTCCACCAGGGGGGAACGCATGGCGATGGCCTTAGGCTGGATGCGACCGTTTCGCATAGCCATGCAACCCCGGAGCGCACCAGAACTGTATGTCCAGACACCCATCTTCGCAGTGTGTACCATGTGTGTTCCGCCTGCGAGCCCGAACTCCTGGAGCATCCCGTAGGTCAGTGCGATATCGTCCAGGTCGTCGCCACCCATCTCGTCAGTGCCAGTAATGGCAAGTGAGCCGGTCCAGCCAGAGGCGGCGTTAATTCCCCGGATACCAGGCGCACTGATGACGTAGCCGTTCGCCGCGTCGGCCTGGCCGCCAGCGGTGGTGTCGTCGTTCCAGAGGACTGCATCCTCCAGGTCCTCGAAGATGGTGTCAGTGAGCGCGTTGTCGTCGCCGGTGAAGCCGCCTCGGATGTATAGGATGCCCCGGTACAGTTCGGTGGTGTCCGTAGGGTACGTGATTACGCCGTTGTGCGTTACACCTGTCGGGAACGTAGCAGTCCATAGCCTGGACGCGGCTCCGGTAGGTACTGTGCCACCGTAGGCTGATAGTGAATGGAGTGCCATGATTTAGCCGTTTACTGTTGCGGGAGTGGGTACGGGGAGTTGTCCGGCCGCTAGTTCTGCGGCAGCGTTGTTGTCTACTTGTCCGGTGGCTCCGACGCCAGGGACAGGGGCCTGCGGATCGCCCTGTTGGACGTTCTGCTGGAGCTTCTTCGCGACGCTCTGGTGGCGCAGGATTGCGTCCTGGAGCAGCACGATGTTCGCCTTGGGCTGGACCGAGATGTCCGTGTAGGTCTGGATGTATGCCGCGTGGTTGTCGGATTCCATGACCACGATTTCCTCGCCCGTGTGGAGCGCGCGAATGTATCGCGTAAGTGGATCTCTCGTTTCGGGAAGCGTATCTACGTACTGGTCGATGTCCTTCCAGCCCATCTTCTTGAGCAGGCGACGCCTCGATTCGTCCAGCATTCGCAGGGCGCTCGGGCTCTGGAACGTGGCAGCGTCGTTCACCAGGATGGTGTGCGCCGTCATCAGGGCTTCCAGGCTATCGGCCCGGCTCATGGCTTCGAGCGCGCTGGCGTTCAGGCGAATGGCCATAGGCGCGTTCGGCACCCGGATATCGACCGACTGCGTATCCGACAGAACTACCGTGGTAGTTTCACCAAGGAGCTTGCGCTGGCGAACCATGTACATTTCACCCATGGCCACCAGGACCCGGGCCATGACACGGAGCCTGTCCCGGCGCCGGTCGCCAGCAGCCTGGAATAGGCCTGCTGCTTCTGTTGCCGACTTCTCTGGGTTTACGGCAGTGCCCCGATCAAGCGGACCCACCCCTGTAACGTCGTCGTACAGAGAAAGTAGTAGGTTAAGAGTGGCAATGTACTCAGAAAGGGCTGAGTTCCGCTCGGTCGGGCGCATCGTCGCGTTCACGCCTCGGCTGTTCTCGCCGGTAATCTTGGCGGTGTCTACCTTGACGTATACCTCGTCGCCCGGGTTCGCCTTCAGGATCTTCTGGATTTCCGGGTCCGAGATGGCCTCGGCATCGTACAGGTTGACCCGGTTCGTGGTCTGGACCTCGTGGATAATCTGATCCAGGACCTTCACGATGGACCTGTAAATCGGAATCCAGCTTGCGACCTCGGGCGGGGCAAAGTCTTCGCCCGGAGCCGGGTCGAGTGCCCTGTCGATGTAGAGCACTGGGGCGTCGGTGTCGGCAGTATGTACTAGCTCGCCTAGGTCCGGGCTCTTGCGGCGCCGGGGGTACAGCTCTTTCGCGCCCGACACGAACCATGACGTAGGCACTGCGGGCGAAGCGGTGTAGGTCACGTCGTCGCCGAACTCGAAGCCAGGGTGGAAAACTTCCGTGACGATGACGGTCTCCCAGGGCTTGCGGTTCAGGTGCTCGGTCGCATACTTCTCGACGAACTCCGGAGCGTCACCTACCTGGATGCTGTAACTATGCCACGAGAATCGCCGATGGAACGGCTCGTAGCCGCAGAAGTCCGCCTCGATTGCCTCCCAGCGCTGTACCGAACCCGCGATGGGCCCCTTGTCCTCGGCAGGCCAGATACGAACACCGAAGTAGGGCTGGGTCGGGAGCAGCAGGGCCAAGCGCTCGACGACATGCTCCATTCCGCTAGAGCTGGCGAGCGCGTCCAGGATTAGCTGCTGGTCCTCGACTAGGCCAACAGCTTCGCCGACCAGGGCCTCGGGGCGCCAGCTCGGGGTGCCTAGGGGCGTGATCTGCACCATGACCTGGCGGAGCCTGCTCAGGAACAGGTTAGCCGAGATACGTTGCTCTCGGGTCTGGAACGAGGTCTTCGTCGGGTGCGGCTGGTTAATGGATAGGCCGCCCGAGGGCAAGCTATCGTAGTCGGGCCGGTGCCGGGTGATGGTTACACGGCCAGTGTACAGATCCCCGATTTCGCTCTGGTGAGCTACGACCTGGGCGCGCGCAGCGGTCATCGCGCCACGGACGGCCTGCTTCAGGGCCTCCGCTGCTTCGTCAGTCAGCGTGTACGTGGCCATAGGCCCTACGCTACGTCAGCGGCGTAACGGGACAGGAATCGTGCGGCGCGGGAGAGCGCCTTGCAGCCTTGTGCCAGGGGCGGGCTGTACTTGCCTTCGCTCACTAGAGGGGCCAGGCGTTCGAGGATGTCCTGGAGCGCAGCGATGTCCTCTTGGATTTGAGAGGTCTGGGGGGGTTTGGCCTTAGCTTTGGCCTGCTTCGGGACGGCCGGGGTCGGAAGGGGGGTGTCCATGTTGGCATTATAGTGCACTGCCCAGCGCATGTCAACACGTAACTTGTATGTCCAGAGATCGTCAAACTTGGCGACTTGAGCCAGAAAACGTCCACAACTCGCCAGCTTTGGCGATTTGCTAGTACTCGTCTCCGAAATCGTACTCTTCTGGACTTAGGGGCAGGCTGACGCTCGGGTCGGAGACCCAGTCCTTGTGGTTCTGCTCGATATTGTTGAAGGGCAGGCGCCCGCGTCGCTCCAGGAAGGAGGCCAACAGGGCCAGGGCTGCGGGCAGATCGTCGTGCTCCGACATCGGGAACTCGACCAGGCGCTTGATGAGGCGATCACGGCCCTCGAAGGCCGGGGGAAGTTGCAGAATGCCCTGGCGCAGCGCGGTCGGGAAGCCCTTGAGCCGGATTTCGAGCTTGTTGGCCGGGATTCGCTGCGTCCGGACCTGGAGGCCGCCGATTTTTCCGCGCTGCTTGAGCCAGGGCTTAATCGAGCCGCTGAATGCCACGTCCTCAATCCAGATAGAGCGCAGTTCTGGGAACTTTTCGGTCTCGACTAGGTGCTCGATGTGACAGAGCAGCGAATCCACGTTACCACGGATTTCTGCGGCGTAGTGCGGAATGAATACGTTGTGGTCCGGTGGGAGCTGGGTCGCTGGCAGGCCCAGGGTCGCGGCCGTTACCACGCGCAGGACGATGACGCCGTTCATGTCGGCGCTCAGGCCCTCGGTCTTGGCTACAGGGTCCACCAGCATGATGTCATAGCCCTGCGGCAGCGCAGCGGTCGAGAGGCCGTAGTCGGTGGCCTGCTCGAACATGTCGTCCTCGAACAGGGCGGTCTCGCCTGCCACAGGTCGGCACTCGTACTGCATCGCGAAGAAAGATTTACTGGATTTCGCTTGAATCGCGTAAATCTCTTCTGCTGTGAGGTAGCTCGGGCACAGGGGCCAGCCACCGTTCGGGCCGGGGCCCTTGCCGTCCTTCTCGCCCGTGACCGGGTTCCAGCCGTCCCAGACCCCGTAGCGGAACTGGCTGAAGTCCTCGGACTCGGACAGGACCGAGGTGATGTCGGAAAATGCCCAGGGCGTGCCGATGTGCTTGATCGGCGACGTGGCCGAGAACATGATGGGCGTGAGCTGCTCCATGAACGAGATGACCTGTTCGCGGCGCATCTGTGTCTTCGAGTTCTGCTCGTTGGCCGGGTCGTCCACCGTGGCATGGGTCGGGTGGTTGCCTGCCAGGTTCATGGTAGGTGAGGCCGTCATGAAGCATGGCTCGCGGCCCTGGCCCTGGCGCCCGCTGATATTGAAGGTCTCGCACGGGGCGCTCCGGACCCCTGCCTCGAAGCGGGGGTAGGCCCAGGGGAAGATGTCGCGCAGCCGCACGAAGAAACCGGGCGCCAGCTCTAGGTCGCCTGCGAGCCTGTCGCGCATCTCGCCCAGGAGCTTCTTGCCTAGGTCGAGCGTGCTGGAGGCGACCAAGATTCGCGAGTCGGGCTCGGTGATCTTGGTGTGGATGTTACAGATCATCTCCACCGTGGACTTGGCATGGCCCCGGGTGCAGACAGTGCTGGTGCGCGGCTGGCTGTTGCGGTGGGCCAGCATGTCCTGGTGGAAGCGCCCGAACTGTTTGCGGCCGTCAGGCGTTCCCTTGTAGCCAAGGGCCTTGCCGAGTTCCAGGGGGTCCTGGAAAATGCGGGTAAAGGAGTCCCGGAGCAGGTCCGGGGAGACACGCGCGCTGGTACTCAGTCGTCTAGGTCCTCGCAGTCCAGGTCAGTGACCGAGGCGCCTAGGACCTGTTCGATTAGGTCGGGCAACATCCCGAGCAGGCCGAGGGCGGTGACGTACTCGCCGTCAATCTCATGGATTAAAGAGGTAACGGTCTTTTTATCGCGTTTGTACAGGAGCATGATAACCGTGTCGTGCCTGGACGACAGCTCTGCGACCAGCGCCTCGCTAGTTACGTACTCTAGTGGGTGCGCGTCGCTCATGCCAGCACCTGCACGAACTGGGCGACGAAGGCCACAGTTAGGGTGATGAGCAGCAGGGCGAGGGGACGCTCGTTCAGGAGGAGGCGGCGGATCTTGGACACGGCTAGGGCAGTATAGTGCGCGCGGGGGCCGGTGTCAAGGAGAGTCCTGATGCGACGCGTAGCGGTTCATGGTACTCGTTATCACAACTATCCTAAGATGCGTCGCGCCAGGCCCGGTCAGGAAGCACCGTATAACAGATAAATAGAGGGGCTTGTACTGGTGCGCAGCGGTCGTTACCCTGTCCCCATGCACCACGAGCCCGAGCCCCTACCCGTCCCCGACCGACCCTACCAGACCACGGCCGCTCTGATCCGCCAGGCCCTGGATATGTACGAGATCCGGCACCAGTACAGGCACCGCGCCGGGGGCCCCGAGGACCCGTTGCATGAGCTGGCGCGAAGGTTTCCGGAGCCGCGGTCATGAAAGACCGTATAACAGATACCCAGAGGGATGCCGTGGTCGGACGGGTCCTGGTCATCGAGGAGCGTGCCGCAACACAGCACGAGAAGGCCCTGCACCGTGCCATGATGGACCTGCTGGGTGCGCCAGCGGCTCCGATCAACGTGGACGAGGCCCGTGCCCGGGTGGACCGGAACAACCGCGACTGGAACGCTGCGAACGAGAAGGTCCTGGCGATGCGTGAGCGGTCGTTGGCCAACCTGGTCGAGGCCAGCATCGAAGGGGAGCTCGATGTAGCTACCCCGAGCGAGCGCCGGGACGGGAACCTGGCCCAGTTGGAGCTGATGCGGCGCTTCCCGGAGGAGGCGTGGCCGGAGTGGTTCGGGGACCTGGGCTGAGACTGCCAGGGGCCTTGGGGGCGGGGGTAGGTATCACCCCCCAGGAGCCCCCACCCCCGCCTCGAGCGTGATAACGCCTACCCGCACGACGGCATCCGTGGTCACAGCTTCCGGCCGGACTGCCATTTTGGCAGGCTTTCAGATTGGGGCAGGTTTTCGGGGCGGACGGCGTGTGGTGGTGATAAGGACAGATTCAAACGGGTGTTTTAAACGCTTGTTTGAATCAGGGCTGTTAGGCTCCTGTTAGTGCATTATAGTGCATACTGGCAGGTTAACAGTGTTAACTTTTATTTCCCCTCGAGACTTCCCGTTTTGTGTTTGACTGCTACCTTCACCTTCCGATATGAAGGAAGGGCAGAGAAGGAACGGCAACCCGCCGGACCGATGCCCCGGAGACTAGATACGATGACTACAGCCCTTTCCGCCTTCCGTGCCTACGCCCGTGCCTACGCTTTGGGAACCGATGCCGATGTCATGGCAGCGGAGGATATCTGCCGCGCCGTAGCGAAGCGCGTAGGCCGCCCCGGCGCGACACAAAGGTTTGCTACGGTTTGGAGCAAGTCAATCAACCACTTCGCAAAGCAAGCTCGCTAGGCTCCCCTACTCCCCGTCCTGCCCATGCTGCCCTATGCGGAGCATGGGTTGGGGCAGTGAGGAGCCTTGGCAACCCGCTAGGGCATAGAATGGAGACAAGATAATGACCTGTTACCACTGCGAAGAAGATTACATCCACGGAACCTATGACCTGGACTGTCCAGACTGTCTAGTCGCGTTACAGGCCGAGAATCCTCGATGGCTGATGTCCTGGCATGGTGGCAGTAGCTACGCCGATCCTGGCAGGACCGTGGAACCGATGGACTCCCTGAGAGAAGCCGTCGCGGTTATGCGAAGCCGGGAACACGGTCAAGACCCCTATTGTCCTGCCGTGGAAGGATCGAGCGCATGGATGCACCACGGAAGCCTAGTCCAGGATTGGAACCCGGTCCCCGATGATCTGTACCCGGACCGCGTGATCGAGCAGGGACCGCGTGGTGCCTTCCGCGTGATTCCTGGATAGGCACTAGCTACCCGATTCCCCTACCCGTACCCGTGGAGCCTAACAAGCTTGCACGGGTTGCCGGGTGCATCCGCGCGATAATGCGTTACGGGTGCTGGAGAGACAATGCCACTAGACACTACACTAAGCGCAATCATGCGCGAATACCCGGACATCGAAACCGGGACGCTGTTGGAGATTGCAGACCTGTTGGACCCGTTGCCACAATGGGTGTTGGACCTGCCGGACGACGAAACCCTGAAGCTGCTGCTGGAGCCTGACCCAGATGCCTAAACCCTCCCTGCCCGACCACAAACCGAGCATCCACGATGCCATTCTCGTTGCGCTGCTGCTGTTGGCGGTGGTGCTGATCTGACCCGATAACCTTGAATACCTGAGACAATGAAAAACACCGAGACAATGAAGTACCCTACAACCCGCCGAGCATGGTGGGGATACCTTGCCACCTGTCTAGACGCTGACGACCTGGACAGCCAAGCCGAGACCACTGAAGAAAAAATCCTAGTCCTGTTTGACGAAATGCACAGCTGTTTCAGCTACGCAGAACAGCGTGGGGAGCTGCGGAATATGACCGACTACCTCCAGGGGCTAGGTGGTGGTATTCGTATCCCCTTCTACAATGGTGAAGTTCTGGCCCTGGTCGAGAGGCTAGGCTCCTGGTTGACGCGGCCTATCCTGCCTGGACCTATCGCCAAGCAAACCCGCGAGGATCATATCCTTGAAGGGTACTGGAGCTATGTCGCGGCGCAGTTGATTAAAATACGGGACTGGCATAGCCGCAACCCTGGACAGAATCCCGAACTCCCCGAGCCCGAACCCGAAACCATGAGCGAGACTTACAAAGTGGTACGTAAGTACCAGAACGACAACTGTGCCACCGAAACCGTGGCGACAGGGCTGACGCGAGAGGAAGCGCAATATATGTGTAGCGATCCCGAAACATCATCAAGCACTTGTACCACCCCGGAAGCGAAGAGGCGTACCGCCCAATACGGTCCCTGGTTCTGCGGTTTCGACACCGAGTGAGTCCTACCAATGGACTACACCAAAGCCTTCCGCACCTACCCCAACGGCTGCAACTTCCGCCTACGGGTAGAGGCCAACCAAACAACCTGGATTGAGTTCGGGTGCTACTGCCTAATCAACTTGGCCCAGGGCGACGCGGGGCAGCTTGTGGAAGCTCTGGAGAGCGCACCGGGGGGCCGCATACCCCTACCGCCTGGGGATGCCCGATACACCCTGTTGGAGCGTAAGCCCTGTCAGCGCTGTGGCGGTCCGGTGTTTGAGACATAGACCACCCGCGCCCCGCCCTCTACCCCGTTCTGGCATTACGACCAGCGCGGGGTATCGGGGTGCCCGGTGAGCGCAATCACGCGCTAAGACCTGGGTTAAGAGACAATGCGAACAGACTGGCTAACAGATGATGAAAATGATAGGCGCAAACTAGCGCAAGACCTCGAAGCCGAGCGCGAGAAGGTGCGGGTGCTGAGGGATGCGCTGGCGAGTGCTACTAACCTCCTGGAGGCTCGACTAAATAGGGATGCTGACTACACGCGCCCCTGGATTGACGGTGTGAAAGATGGCCGCGCCGCCCTGGCCGCGACCGAGCCGGGGCAGGATGTCTAGCCCCTGCCAGTGCTGCGAGGACGAACCCGCGACCATCGAAGACCTGTGCCAGGAATGCCACGACGCACCTGCCTGTGATGCCTGCGGAGAACCGTGCCGATCCGACGAAGGACTACAATCCGATAGCCCAAGGTGCGAGGGCTGCATAGATCGCGCCAGAGACTTCAACTAACCCCGGAATGAGACCATGAAAGACAAAGACAACGTAACCATCACCCTCCCCCGCGACCAGTGGGAGGCCATCAGGGATCAGGTGCAGGATGTGAAAGAGCCTGAGCGGGTGGAAGTGCCTGAATACAACGATAGGAGTTACTCTATCGACGTATGGAGGTCCATAAACAGCGGCGAGGACCACCTTCTCTACGTGTATGCGAATGGCGTGAGCCTACCCCCATCCGCCGCGCTCAAGCTGGCCCGTGCGCTGGTGGTCGGGGCGTGTGCGTTGGAGGGTGTGGCCGTGAAGTCCTGGAGAAGTGCCACCCCCCGCCGCCACATGTCCGAAGCTGGACCTGGAATATTAGCCTACATCGACGACCTGCTAGCGGGGCTGGACGCATGAGCCTATTCCCAAAACACTGCCCCGATTGTGGTAAAGAGATGGGCGAACCCACCCCCACGGAGGCTAACCAGTGAGCAGCTACTACACCGACGGTATCAGCGAGTGTTGGCCGGAGAGGACGCTAGGGGAGGCGCTGGAAGGCGAAGAGTCCTGTGGCGAAGCGGTCGGGGAGGATTTCGACACGGACGATGCCCTGGCCGAGTTCTGGGCCTTCATCGAGGCAGAGTACGGCACCTGAGAAACTACCGAGGTAGTTCAACCAGGAGCGGCGCACTTAACGGTGTTAACCTAGTCCGGCGCGCTGCTCCTAAGCCCTTCTAAGGGCCGACCTTCCGTACCCTACTCCAACCCCTCGGAACACTTTTCAAGCTCTTAGGAGGGCTTAAAATAGGTCGTCCACAAGCCCAGATGAAACAACCATGAGCCTACACCACCGCTACAACTGCCGCGTCTGCGGCGATCCTGCTGCTTCCGAGGACCAGACGAGGAATGTCTGTGTCTTCTGCTACATAGACCTCGGCACTCGGCATCTGCCCGACGATGAGGAGTACACAGAGGTGGCCCTCCTAGCGCAAATGTCGCTACCCGGACCCCTCTTGCCCCACGCCCGGCGCGGCGTGAACCTGAACCAGATGCACGACTAGGCTTTGCAACTTCCTAGCTTGTCCCGTGCCTACAACGAATCCCACGCACAAGCCTTGCTTGCGCTAGACCCCGAAAACATGATACAATCTACGACATGAGTACCAGACACCCCAACTACCGCCCCTACACCTACGCCAGCCTCGGCCTGTCGATCGCCTGCCTCGCTGCGGCCCTGTTCTGGTGGCCCGTGGGGTTCGGGGTGGCCGGGATCTGCTGGGCCGTGGTCGGGCTTGTGCTGGCGGAGCGGTCGTGATGCCTAAGCAACTAGCCAGAGTTACCCTTGTGGAGATCCTAGCTACCGTGTTCCTGTTCCAGGGCGGGTGCGACAGTGACCCGTTCGGCTCAGAGACGGACCTGTGGCAGGTGCTGACAGGTACTGTGCTGCTGTGCATCGTGGTAGTCAACAAGAGCCAGAGTCCAGCCCCCCACGCAGAAAACGGGGGCCAGCAGGCCGATTGACGTAACCCCTTGTCGATAAACGACTTACACCCGATGGCCTGGAGGCCGCAGATAACATGAGCAAGAACACCACGAAACATACGCCGCCCCAGGACTGGGAATGCTACCAGTCCATTGAGGGCATCGACTCTAGCTTCGTAGTCCTCGACGGCGAGGGTAACAGGCTCACCGAGAACCTAGAAGAAGCACCCGCCCGCCTGATCGCGGCGGCTCCGGCGCTGCTCCAGGCCCTAGAACGCCTAGGCTCTATGGAGGCATTCACGGCGACAGGGTGGGGGCACCTAGACAAGACAAGGGATGCCGAACTGCTTGCCCGTATCGACTACGCGCAGGCGGCACTGGCACAAGCGCACGGGCGTTGTGAAAATGACAACGCGAGAGAGGGCGCATGAGCCGCGACCTCGACGAGGCCCTAGAGCTGCTGCTGGCCGCAATCAGGACTAGGCTACCCGAGGACCAGATCCCGATGGCCGATCATGAGCTGGTGCGGTGGGCCGCGAATGAACTGGTGCGCGTGCCTGTCGTCGGGTTCGAGCTGGACCCCGACTGGAACGCCGGGGGGCATGGGTGCTGATGTGGTGGCCTTTCCGCTACCGCCCCACCCCGGCCGAATGCCAGGCGCTGTTCAACAGAATAGTCGACGCGGACGGGTTTACAGACATCAGCGCACAGGAGAACAAGGTCCTACGATCTCCAGAATGGCGACGCTACTGTGCTGCGGAACACGCCCGGAAAAGCACACAGAAACGTGCGGATTCCCGCGCGGACCCTCACTCCAGCCGACTCCTCGAACTCCTGGCCCAGACGGGCCGCATCTACCAGATACCAGACTACGGCTCGCTGACCGCCGTTGAGCGTCAGTACATAGCGCCCCGAAGATGGGGATACAGACACATGACACCAAAGACCACAAAACTCACGCTCGAAGTTACGCCCGAGCAGCACGCCCGCCTACATGAGGCTAACCCGGGGCTGATTACGGCTCCCGCGCAGGACGATCCGTTGGATTGGTCGGCGAACTTGAACCCCGTGTGTGCAATCAAGGACGCCTGGTTCCATGGCTCGAAGGGGGCTATGCTTGAAGTGGAGGACTGGAGCCAGGGCTTCTACACCCACGAACTCCGCACCCTCGGCGAGGCCCTGGTGGCTGCGGCTGAGGCCCTGGAAGGAGGTAAAAAATGAAACAGAAACTTACCATCGAAGTTACGCCCGAGCAGCACCGGCGATTGTACGAGGCCAACCCCGAGCTGATTACGGCTCCGGCCAAGCACAAGTATGACTGGACGTGTCCGAGCGATGGGATGCTCGGCACTCGGCCGAGCGAACCTGAGGGGTGCTACCTCCAGTTCCGTAACACCGAATGCTGGAACAAGACCGACCTCCGGCACCTGCGCGATTACCTCGACAGGATTCTGGGAGGTGAGTGATGACTGCCCCCCTTACCCCTGGCCCTTCTACGGAACTGATGGGCCGTATGACCCCGAGACTCGGACACACTACAGAGTAGACGCCCACACCGGGGCTACACTCTGGAGCATCACATTTAGACCACCTAGACCAATGACTACGCAAGACACAACTACTACTACCCTGACACTCAACCTGACCCGCGCCGAGCACCAACGCCTCCACGAGCAGAATCCGGGGCTGGTGGCGGCCCCTGTAGTCCATTCGATTACGCCCGTTGAGATTGGGATGGAGAGCGCCCCGTTGCTCCTCGACAACACCCGCTGGAGAACGAGGGATGGTGGCCCTACCATCAAGCTCGACCTCAACCAACCTTGTCGCAACTACCGGGCACTGTCACCTGCCCGCGCACGACAACTGGCGCGCGCCCTGATCGTGGCAGCGGGGGAGTTGGAGGGGCGGGAGCCTGAGTCCCAACTACTTAGTCCCATAGCCCGCGACCTGCCCTCTGACGAGAAGTGGTGTTTAGGCTACTTAACTATGATGCTAGAGGCCCCTTATGGTAGCTAGACCCACAGCCCTCACCTGCGCCGACAAGTACGCCGAGGTCAAGCGAGGCCTCACACGGGTCGAGGAGGCCTACCTCGAAGACGACCACGAGCGCGAGAGAGATGAAGTGATCCAGACGCTACGGGCGATGGAGGCGATGCTGGGACTACTCATGTACGACATCACGGGGAGGGGCTATGGGTCCAAAGCCTAATCCCCGGCTCGTACCCTGCCGCGACCCCTCACGCGGCTTCAACCACGACTCGTGCCCCACCTGCCGGGGCACGGGGCTACTCCTGTTCGAGCCAGAGACGGGCGAGCTTAGCCCATGCAGGCTCCGACAAGAGATCACCCACAGCGAGGTTCTAGACCTGGCGCGGCTGCGAAGCCTTCGGGGTGGCGGCGGGTGATGGGAGGCGCCAACCCTGTGCCTGGCGAGACTGTCCCTTTATCAGGCGCAGCAGTGCGGCCCTCTTCGCGCCATGCTGCTTATGGAGTTCCCACGGGGTGCAGGTGATAACCCGCCCGTCGATATGGTGGAACTCCTGGAGTGGCATGTCTCGCAGCTGGCGTATGATACTAGATTGGCGACGCTTCGCCACTTGTCTGGCCTTGACTGCGCGAGCCTTGGCCGCCTCAGGCCGCTCCCGTAAGTACCACTCACGCTTTGTCGCGGACATCTTCCTGCGGGCCTCCAGGGTATGCTTCCGGCCACGGCTAGGCGCCTCGGCATGATGCGCGATGTTCATACAGTTCTCGGTACCGTGGAACATGTCCAGGAGCCGCTGCTCTTCCCTGTGGATGTCACTCAGATCGCACTCTACAGACACCCGCATCTCGAAGTCCTGGTACTTGTCGTAGCACCGCTGCATGATGCTGTTCGGATGGACGCCCCTGTCCAGCTCCGACATGTGCTGGTTCCTGCGCAGCGCGATATTCTGACTCTGCCCGAAGTAGAACCAGGGTCCGATGTTTATCTGGTAGATGCCCGTTACCACAGCCTCCAGTATACCGTGGAGATAGCGAAAATCAAGCGCGCCGCACATATAGGAGACATTATCGGACCCATTCAGGTGCTAACCCCTGCCGCCACAACACTTACGGCGATGAGCCTACCAAAAAAATTTCTGGTGGGATTTTTTCGTTTTTCCGGATTTCGCCAAAATCGGTGTTTCAGGCCGGAAAAACTTTTTTCCTGGGGTGATTCGTGTAAACCATTGTACGTAAAGCATTTAAGGGGAATATGGTCCGATAATGCCGCCTATATGTCGAAACGCAACAGGACCAAAAATGCGGAAATAATAGGAAAATAGTTGACCCCGCTACATCCCACTGGTATCGTTCCGGAGTTAGCGAACCAGTACACCCTTAAACACACCCATGAAAACAGCCCGAGACATCCAGAAGTTCCTAAGTCCCACCGGCCTCGCCAGGTTCGAGCAAGAGTTCGCCTTCCGTGGCATGAGCGCCTCCGTCAGTGCCATTGTGCGCGACGCGATCATCTGGTACCTGAAGCAGCCCATCAAGGACAGGTACCGAGACCCGAACAACCAGCCGAAGCGGGGCAGGCGCAGGCGAATGCAGCCCATGGACGAGGGACCTAAGGATGAAGTGTCCGGGTTCAAGCCGACTGTGAATCCTGATGTCGAGCCGCCCCAGGACAAAGCAACTTCCTAGTCCGCCCCATGTCCTCAACAAACTACGGGCAGAAGCTCGCCGAAGCCGGGTACTGGGTCTTCCCGCTCTCCCAGTACCAGAAAGCCGCATTCCCGCGCGATACCCGGGGTAAGTCCTGGGGCGAGCTGATGCGCATGGAAACCGAGGGCCGCCTCATCGCCGCTACCGCTGTCGCTACAGGACAAGACCTGTCGGGCGCAGCGGTTTGCTTCCAGCCGAGCGATCCGGTGCCCATGATAGTGCTGGACGTGGACAACTACGGGGCCTCTGCCGATGCGGTCTGGGCCAGCGTGGGCTGTGACGGGCCGATGCCGCCGACAGTGCGCACGGCCAGCGGAGGGTGCCACTTCTGGTGGCGCGTACCCGAGGGGCTCAGTGCTGCGGCGCTGCCCTTCGAGTTCAATCTGGGGGCTGGTGCGAAGGGGGAAGTAAGGGGCTCCCGGGAAGCGCGCCAGCTTCTGGTTTTGCCGGGGTCGCGCGCCCTGAACAAGCTAGGCAAGCGCGGCACCTACACTGCCCTGGAGTTCCCCGACAGGCTCCAGGACTTCCCCGAGATGCCTGTCCCTCTATGGGACCGGCTCCTGGCAGGTGACACCCGTAACGCTTCGCAGCAGGCCAATGCCTCGAAGCTGCCCACGGAACTGGTGCACTTCCTGAAGCTCCTGGATGACAGGCCTGCCGGAACCCTGAAGCGGGGCGCCTTCAATACTACGATTGCCAAGGTGGGGCAGGTTGCTGGCCGGATCAGCGGCTGGGACAAGCCGGGCGACGAGCTATCTGACAGGCTGCACAACCTGTTAACCGGATGGCTGGACGAGGACGAGACCTTCAACGATGCCGAGTTCCACCAGGCCCTGAACAGTGGTTGGCGGCGAGGTAAGAAGAACGGCGATAAGTATCAGCCCCGGGACAAGTACCCGACCGTGACAGATGTCCTGGCCGAGTGCCGCAACCTGTTCGGGGGCGACCCGTGGCTTGTCGAGATGATCGCGCAGGACGGCAAGACCCAGGACTGGGAGCTTGGCATCGGTGGCTCGGTGAAGGACCGGGACGGGGCAAGCCGGACAGTGCTGCTGCGAAGCGTCGATGATGCCTACGTGTCGCTGTGCCAGCTCGGTTCGGTCGATCTGGACGTTGCCAGCCAGAGTCCGCTGCACATCATGCCGGGCTGGCGGAAGGCACTGGACCTGCACCTGCGAGCGACCCGGGCCGTGGATCACCAGGGCCTGCCGCCTGCTGCTAAGTTCTGGGGTAAGTTGGCGGAACTCGCGCGGGATGCCGCATCGGAGCGGTGTTTTCTACGAACTCGCAATGGTACGAGGGGGGCATACGCCAACATCTACGTGCCCGCCGCCGAGGCCCCCGAGCTTATCCTGATGCCCGAGGCCCAGATTGGCCTGAGCATGTACACGCGCGACAACCGTGTCGTGAACCGCGAACGGCGCCGCTTCGCCAGCACTAAGCGCCTTCGCTCGATGCAGGCCGGAACCGAGGCCTGGATTTTTCCGCTCCGTGCTGTGGCCGAAGAATCCGCAGATCCGGACTTGACAACTTGGGTGCTCGAAGAGTACGCTACCTACAGGAGGACTGACGACAATGAATAGCAAAGACATCAACCGCTTCGCCCGAGGACTAGTGCCGAACCGGGCACTTACTGAAGCCCTGGAGCCGCCCGCACCCTTCACCGTGGAGGACGACGACTACAATCCGGTGACCTTTGAGGTGGTGCAGAATGAGCGGTTCCGAAGCCTACTTATCCGCCACCACGACGATGACGGGGTGCAGATCAGCATGGCCTACGACAAGAGGGAGATTGCTGAGAAGTTGCCTGCGCTGCTGGCTTGGGCGTTGGAGGGTCAAGCATGAGTGAGCTACAGCCATTGTACGAAGACGACTTCGGTCAAAAGGTAGACCGTACCACTGTTACGCGCTACCTAGTGGTTGACTCGGTGGGCAATATTCTCAAGGTACATGAGAAGCTGACCGACGCTCGGGCGCACCTGAATAGTATCCCAATAGAGCGCCTCCGCGGGATAGTTGTGTGTCGCCACTACATCGCCAAGCGCGTGTATGAGACGACTTCGATTACCACCCTCACCCGTACCGAGTTCCAGAAGGAGAAGAACAAATGAGTTCTGCCGACTACCTGCCCGTGCATCGTGAGATTGTGGAGGCTCTGGAGTTCTGGGTGGTTCACACATGCGGCACAACTGACCCGCTGCGGAGGGCCGTCAAGGATGCAATAAAAATGCACGGACTCCCCGAGATCCCGCCCGCGCCCGGACTCGTGTGCCCTCCAGGGCATGTCCCTATCTGTGCAAGCGTCAACGACGAATTGCGTCGCATGAAAATCGTATCTAACCCTGAGTGTTTCGTGGAGACCTTGCGCGAGAAGGTAGAGGCGGCAGACCTATATGGCGACCCTCCAAAGCCCGCACCCGCCAAGACCTTCCCCGAGCGAGTGCTGGAGCATTTGCCGGAGGGGTGGTGCATGGACCCCGAAGCTGTTCCAGAGTTGGCTATCTTGTGGGGCGTACTTGACCCTGCTGGTGAGGAGTGGGGCATCCACATGAACTTAACAGATGCACGACAAGCCGCCGAGGCGCTGCATTTGTTGGCTACGGGGGAGGAGCTATGACCCCCTCCCGCACCGAAGTCGTAGCCAGGGCACTCGCGGGGGTGTTGGGGGATGAGGTCAAGCAGTACCCCTCACGGCTGCTTGTTGAGGATAAGCATGGCTGGACATGGCGACTCGGCGCTTACCTACGCAACCTCAACAACGCCGGACGGCTGCTGGCGGTGGCGCGTACCTGTAAACCTTTCCAAGACTGTGATAGCGAAGACCCGTGGAAGGTTTGCTTCTGTCAACTGTGCGCGTTTATGAAGGACATCCACACCGACTGCCCCGCCGCAATAGACGCGCTGCTGGTGGAGATGGGGGTGCTGGCCCCTGGAGCCGCGCCCGACCCCGAGAAGGGAGGGGAGTGATGGGCAGCTTCATGTGTAAACGACCATGTTGCACCAGCCAATCGAAGCAGCCAACAAGTTACTGTGAAAGGCACACCCCACCAACTAAGGAGCCGAGCCCCATGACCACTAGCGCCGTCCCCAAAGGACCAGAGAGCGTCGTTGCCCCTAGCTGTCCGCGCTGCCCCTACTGCGACGATTACCAGCCACCTGCAATGTGGCAGGCCAACGGCATACACGACTGCTCTTGTTGCGGCTGGAGATTCCGGGTTGCCAACCTCGGCGACGACCGATGGAAAACCGAGAGGATGAAGCAAGATGACTAGCGCCGCCCTCCGCACTAGACCCCGAACCCGCGCCATCGAGGCGCTGATTGATGGAGAAACAAATGTCTGATACCTCGTCGCCATTTCCCCCCGGACCCTGCCACCATATAAACACGGTGCGCTGCCCTAACTGTGACCCCGAGCGAAGCACAAAGCTAGGCGAGGTGTACCCGCTGCCCGCTCCGTACAGGGACGCTACACCTCCCAAGCCGGGAGGACTCTTGCTACCTCCTCACGAGAGCCTGCTTCCGATACTTGAGCGCATCGAGAGAAAGCTGGACGCCCTACTAGGTGAAGCCGATGCCTAGCCCCCTCCTCCCCGAAGTCGCGGAACGATGGCGGAGAAGGCTCAAGGATGTTCTGGATACCGAGGATGGGATTACCTTATACCCCATGGATGTAGTGCAGGACCGCTTGTGGGTTACCGCAGAAGACTACTTGGCCAATCACATCACCGTCGCGAGGGCGTTCCAGCACTGCTCCGACACCTACGGAAGCACCCTGGCAACTTGGAAGCTGACTCACTGGGACACCCTACGACGGCTTCATCACACAGCATGGTACGACCCCACCGCCGCCCTCGTGGAGTTGGATCGGGTGCTGGTGGGGATAGAGAACACGGAGGAACAAACATGAACACAACAACTACACAAAACCTAGACTGGGCCGTGGTGGGTCCAGGCGGCAACATCCTCAGCACCCATGCAACCCGCAGCGAGGCGGGGGAAGCTTGTAAGAAGTACCCCGGCGTAGACTTCTTGCGGCCTAAGGTACGACGCATCCAGTGGACGGGTAGCCGTCCGATTGAGTGGGGGCCGAACCAAACATGA